GGGGGGGGTAATAATGACCCCCCCTAAGTGCACATCAAAAAAATTCAAATGGCACAAGTACCATGGAATCAGAGAGCCGGACCGGTTCACGAACGAAGAAAGAGAGTATGGGGACGGATTCGTCGAGCAGTAACTGGCTGGGCGCGTTCGAGAAGAACTCGTGCATTTGTAAATGCTGGACGTTTTATACAAGGAGCGCGACAAGCAGTATCACGCAGAAAAATTTTCAGGAGAAGAGTTTTCAAGAGAAGATCATTACTTAAAAGAGGATATCCTCATTTTGGAAGAAAAGGACCAGGCGGCTTTTAATTATATTTAATTCATATCTTTAAGAACAAATCTACGAGAAATAGCATCAATAGTTTCATTATCCTCAAAACATGCACTAAGTAAATACTGGCTCGTCACAATGACACGTTTGGGACGGATTTTCAACATTCCACCTTTGACTTCCGCATTGAATACATATCGGTCCGCCCAAATCTTTAAAAAATACCCTAAATATTTACCATGACTAGGATCAAAATCATCCAAAACAACTACTTCTTCACCGGAATATCCATCCCACCATTTAGACATTCCTTTGGAGTAGAAGGTGGGAACTGTGTCTCGAACATATCGAGATTTCCCGCATCCAGTGGGCCCGAAAATCCAAAGGTTATCGATCTCTTCAAGGTCTTTCGGGGCGCTCCCATACTTGGAGTGGATGTATTCATAAGTCTTGATGGACTCAGGAGGGAGGGACTTAAAGTCTCCGGCAACGGCAAGAGCCCAGCGTTCTGCAGAAGCCTCTTTACCTCGGCGACCCTTTTCGGCTTGGGTAGCAGGAGGAGTTCCTCGCTCAAAGATGTCATCGCCTTTGGAGCAATAATCTCGATTAGCTTTAGAGTCGCCGCGAGCTGCAACGAGATGGGCGCGTGGGAGGAGACGGCGGACGGCGCTAAGGGACTTCCCACTAGCAAAGTAAAGATATCCTTGCAGATGACGAGTTCCCGTCGTTGGAGCCTCTTCCTTTCCAAAAATACCGTAGACACATGAGCTGGATACAAGTTCTTCCGCATGTTGGACATCTGAAGGGGTGTAATTGTTGAGGGTAAAACACCAGGCACGTTTTCGGCCTTGATTGGTTCCATCATCAAAAAAGTCGGAAATGGTTGAAAAATAATGAATTGAAACTGAAATCGTAAAAATTGTCACCAACTTTTACACCAAATTTTGATATACACAATTGAATCTGACTAAAAACCTAAAAACCTAATAATCTGTATATCGCCAAATAGAATTATACTCCATCGCTATGGGAGTAAAAGTTGTAGGATTCACTCCAGCACCGTTGAGAGATGTAAATCCAAGACACATAATATAAGGAAAGTTGGTTGGATAATTCCCAGATACAGTTTGGTCATACTTCAACACTTTCCCAGGTAACTTAAAATTGAAGAATTTAGTAGCACCTTTAATATCGTTAATATGAGTAGCAGCTGCTACAGCCTTGTACATATAAAAATGTTTATCTATCACTGGAGTAAACATTTCCCGATTAATAGGACATGTAAAGTCTAACATTGTCCCAGTGTAGCCACCAATTGTAAACTCTAACAATCTTTCAAGATAGGCAGGTGGCATAGCATCGCCTTGGGCATAGGACTTGGGCTTTAATACCATCAAACGCACACCAATTCGATTAGACGCCACATTAGGAGCCATATAATCATCCGAAATAGTGATGGTACCACGTATACGACAAGATAATAAATTAATACTCGCACCATTACGGCCAAATTCGCTATTACTCTGTTGTATAACAGGTTGGAGTTGTAGTATATCACCAGACCCACTAACTAACCCGTTAAATTGAAGAAGACCACTATTATGTAATGCTTTTTTAACTTCAGGTCTAGAACGACGACCAATTCGACGACCACGCCTACCTTTTCTTTTATAGGCCATGAATGATAATGACATATGATTGCACACTGCACACTGCACACTAGGGGGGGGTAATAATGACCCCCCCTAAGTGCACATCAAAAAAATTCAAATGGCACAAGTACCATGGAATCAGAGAGCCGGACCGGTTCACGAACGAAGAAAGAGAGTATGGGGACGGATTC